GGACCGGTCGTTGTCTCAGCTGCGTAAGTCGCGAACCGCGACCAACGCGACTGGCACCCCCGCCCCGATTCCTCGCGAAGTCGAAGGCATTCCGATCATCGTGACGGAAGCTTTGTCCAGCACCGAAGCAATCGAAACCTAGTCCTAATTGACACCATGACAACACCTGTAGAGAGAGCGATGCTTGCTGCCAGAGGCCCGATGAAACGGGTCTCTGGTCGGCGCGTCGTTCTCCGCAGGTTTGTCGATGGGGTTGCACAGACTGGTGAAGCGATTGCGACGATAGGTGAGACCAGGTCCGAAGAATTTGTCACAGAGGACATGGCGGTCTTGGTGCGATACCGAGACTTTTTCGTTGACACAAAAGAGTATGTCATTGGGGGTGAGTTGACTGACCCACAGCCTGATGACCAGATAGACGAGACGATTGATGGGGTTGTGGTTACGTTTCAGATTTTGCCATCCGCTGGAGAGCCTAACAGGCACAGCGACATGAGTCGCACGATCTGGCGAATCCACACCAAAGAGGCCAAAGAACTGTAATGGCAAAACGCAAAGCGGTCGGAACACGAATTGCTGATGCTGTGCTTACCTCGTTGCAAAACGTGTCGGCACCGTATTGGACTCAATCCGGCGAAACGCAGTGGGTGACTCCGGTTACGTTCCAGAGGTCTTCGGTGCCAGAAGCACAAAAGGAGAAGATCCAAGTCGCCAAGTGTTTCATCATGCTTGGTGGTCTTGAGGGTGATGTTCACGACCGCGCTTGGGAGTACCTCCGGTACACCGTCGCTGTTGGAGTGATGCGAAGTATTGGTATCAACGCCGCGTCCCGCGAGTCTGATATCGACGACTGCGTGTCGCTCTCAGAACAGATTCAGGATTTTCTCTGTTGGGACTCGCAGCAGACGCTGACGCTTCCTGCGGTGCTTGATGACAATTCGATTGAGATTCAGCCGGCCCACAGTGCTCGACTGATTTTGCCTTTCGAGAATAACCCTGTCTACGATCCGCAGATGTTGCGGACGGATGGGATTTTCATGAGTGTTACTAATTTCGTCTATCACTTCGAGAAACTGAGGTACCCATAAAATGCCGACTACTTACTGTTCAAAAAATGCAGGTCGTGATGCAAAACTTTACCACAACGCTGGTACGGTTGCGTCACCAACCTGGACTCACATCAAGGAAGCTCGCGACCTGTCATTGACCATGACTGCCGACAGCTTTGATGTCAGCGACCGGACTTCCAAGTTCAAGATGTTCGGGCACGGAACCATCGATGTGGAGATCAGCGGCAAGCTGACATACCGCACGAACAACACCAACTGCGATACCATCCGAACACTGTTCCTCAGTGGCTGTGCTGCTGAGTACGCTCTGATGAGCAACACCATCACTGGTGCTGACGGTGCAGCTGAAGGTATCCGAGGTGGATTCTGCGTCTTTACCAACAGCATGGACTTCCCTCTCAGCGACGGCATGTCGGTTGACATCAGCCTCAAGCCAGCCTACTTCGAGAATGGCTCCAGCACGCAGGTCGAGCTTTCTTGGTACGACGTTGCAGCAGTTTAATTCGAGTACGTCTTTCGTCTCGGCGTGGCGGCACGGGGGAGCAATCCCCCTGCCGTTTTTTTCAGATTAGAGGTTGACACATGGCTCAAGAGATCACAATTACAGTTGGTGCTCAGGTGACCAATGGGTTGCTGAAGCACTACGTTGCGACGACCAGTCGGAAGATTGACCAAGCGACTGCTCGGGCAGGAGCTGTTTTCCAAGACATTGGTACGACAGAAGAGACTGTGTCTTTCGGTGACGGTGTGCCTGGTTACATCGTGGCGACAAACCTCGACGCGACAAACTACGTCACCCTGCGATTCGCCAGTGGTGCGAACGCGATTCGGTTGTTGCCCAACGGTGGGCAAGCGGTGTTCTATTTGGCACCTAGCACGACGCTGTACGCGATTGCGAACACAGCCGCGTGTAAGGTGAAGTTGGATTGGTTCAACAGTTAGGAGACGAGACGATGAGCCCAGAAGCGAGAGAGTTGCTAGGTCAAAAGATTGAGCAGCTGAAGGACTACAGAAACGAAGACCAGATCGCGATTAACGCCAGAGACCTTCGGTCCTTTGGTATTGATGTTAGCCCTGAGATCCCCGGCGGGAACCCTGTGTTCCTGACGGTTGGTGATCTTCGGGCATTGGCTGTGGTGGAAGAAGTGCAACCAGTCAAAGAAGACTGCGGTTGCCCAGAAACGGAGTAGAGACGATGAACGAGACGAACGAGACAGAAGACCTGAAGACGTGGTTCAAGGATGACCAAGGCCGGCAGTGGAGTCTCAAGATCACTGTTGGCAAGTCGATGTTGCTGCGCGACGAGATGGGCCTCGATGTCAACCAGTTGGTTGACCCGAAGTCTGGCTTGTTGCACGAACTCATTGTCGATTCGTGGAAGCTGCTGGACATTCTCCTGCTGCTCACTCGAGACGACCGCAAAGGGCTTAACGTCAGCGACCGGGATTTTGCCGACGCGCTGGGTGGTGAGACTCTGGACGAAGCAACCGAAGCCTTTCTGTATGGAGTGACCTCGTCGCTAAAAAAATTGCAACGACGGGCATTCGCCGCGATGACTCGTCAGATTTCGACGGGGATGGAGAAGGCGGCACAGAAGATCGAGGCGCAGATCCAGAAGGCGGAAGCGAAGATGGACCAGCAACTCGATTTGGCTATTGGGAACTCGTTTTCCGAGCAGCAGGAATCCTCCGAATAGACCCCAGACCTTGGACGTTCGGGGAACTTCAAGGAATGCTTGAGGCGTATGAATTTTCAGCATGGGACCACACTGCAAGTCTTCTGGCTTGCATTGTGGGCATGATGAAGAAGGGTGTTGAGGTGAAGGATTTCCATCCTTACCGCAGGGCTCAAGAACGGACAGCGAGTGTAGGTCAGTCGCTACAGTCACTGAAGGGCCTTTTACCGAAGTTCGAGGACCACAGCAATGGTTAACGCCGGCGCGGCAAAAACCTCTGGCAACATCAGCATTCGCTACCGAGTGAAGCTGAAGTTGAACTTCAAAGAGCTTCTGAGTAAGTCTTGGGAGGCGAAGGAACGCAACCTTCGCCGTGCCGGCGCAATCGTTCGTGGAATCATGCGGCGTTTGATTAGATACCGCAAGAACCCTCGCCTCGCTTCGCCTCCTGGGACTCCTCCCTTCGCCCACTTCAAGCCTGGCATCAAGAACACGATTGAGTTTGTCGTCAGCCGCAACCAGATGATCGTCGGTCCTCAAATCGCTCGCGACAAGCCGAACATCTCGCCTGTCCCGGGTGCCCTTGAGTACGGTGGTCGGACGTTGGTCAAAGTTCAGGTTGGGGGTCCCGGCCCGAAGAAGAAGAAAAAGAAAAAGACGACCCCTTCTGGCAAGCCAATTCCACCTTGGCTGCTCAAGAAAATCATGGCGAAGAAGCAGCAGAAGAGACAGTTCATTCGAGTCCCGGCTGACATTCGTCCACGCCCGTTTGCGAACCCTGCGTTGCAGATCTTTGCGAACAGTCCACAGTACGCTGAAATCTGGAGGAATTGCATCAAATGAGCAGTGGCGGTTTAGGCATGAAAATCCGCGCCGCCAATGCGTTTGTGACGCTTGGTGTGCAGGACAACCTGTCAAAGGGTTTGTCCATGGCGGAACGAAAACTGAAAGACTTCGGTCAACGCACGGCGAGCATGGCTACCAAGCTGGCTGGCGCAGCTTTGACTGTTGCTGGTCCCGGTTTGATCTCCGCGCAGGCTTTTGCCAGCTTTGAAAGCACTATGGCTCGGGTCCGTGGCCTCACCAGTGCGACCAAAGACGAATTCACTCTGCTGTGGCAGGAGGCCAAGCGGTTGGGTGCAGAGACCCAGTACACGGCGAGAGACGCTGCCAGAGGCATGGCGTTCTACGCCCAGGCTGGTTTCAAAGTCACCGAGATTCACGCGGCGATGTTGCCGACGTTGGATCTAGCAGCGGCTGGTCAGCTTGATGTCGCGGAGTCCGCAGACATTCTGGCGAAGATCATGCACGGTATGGGTGTGCCTGCGACCGACCTTGCTTACCACGTTGACGTACTCACCAAGGCGATGCAAACCGCCAACACTGACCTTCGTCAGTTGGGTGAAGCGTTTAAGTATGCGGGTGCCGTGTCCAAAACAGCCGGCCTCAGTTTCGAGGAAACGACAGCTTTCCTCCAGATGATGAGCAACGCCGGCATCCAAGCCGACATGGCCGGTACGACATTGCGTGGTGCTTTGCTCGCTCTAACGTCACCGTCGAAAGAAGCGGCGGAGCAGTTAAAGGCGTTGAAGATCGACACGATGGATGCGAACGGGAACTTCGTCTCACTCGCAGATGTTGTATCGCAGTTTGAGACGGCTATGGCGGGCATGGGAACTGGTGAGAAACTGGAGATCCTCGGTCGGATCTTCGACAACCGCCAAGCGTCTGGCTTCGCCGAGGCTGTTGCTCAGGGTGGTGACGCGCTGAAGAAGATGACTGAATCGCTTCGGGACAGTAGCGGTGCCGCTGCCCGTTTCCGCGCCATTCAGATGAACACAGTTGCCGGTCAGTGGGAGTTGTTCACCAGTGCGATTGAAACCTTGCAGATCACTCTTGGTGAGGTCACAGGTAAACCACTTCGGTCGTTGCTTCGTGGGCTGACAGAGATTGTGTCCGCTACCCTTCGTTTTGTGGAAGCGAACCAGTGGGTTGTAATCGTCCTCGGCGCGATTGGTATTTTGCTTGCCACTGGTGCAGCATACTTCCTCACGCTTTCGCTCGCGGCAATGGGGGCACAAGCCGCAGTCCAGCTGTTCGGGTTTACGGTTTCTGCGGTAAAGACGATTATCCTCGCCTTCCACGGGTCAATGTATCTACTGCTCGGGACGGCCAAGTTTACTCAAGGTGCGTTTATGCTCCTTGGGTACTCAATGATCATCTTCCGTGGTGTGATCATTGCCGCAGAGATTACACTCCGCATCCTACAAGCTTCCATTGTCGGTGTGCAGTATGCATTGAAGGGTCTTGGGTTTGTGCTTGGTATCGTCAAGGTCGGTGTGCTCGCAGTGTCGGGTGCATTGTGGACGTTCCTAGTGACTTCTCGCTCGGTGCAGAATACGATTTTGGTGTTGGGCTTTGTCATCAAAACCCTCCAAGGTTCCATCATGCTCGCGGCGAGTGCAACGTGGGCCTGGGTCGTTGCCTCAACAGCTGCCGATATGGTTGGCATTGCGCTGCTGTTCTTAGCAGCAGTCTACGTTGAGTTGGAAGCGGTCGTTCTGTCGGCGCGGGCAGCGATTCTCAGCTTCATGGCATCTTCCAAGATTCTTGCCGCCACGATGTATTTGCTGCAAGCCACGGTGCTAACTGTCGGCTACGCACTTTACTCAATGAAGGCGGCAGCAATCGTCACCACGATTGCGACCTACACGATGGCAACTGTGTCGTGGATTGCCGGATTTGCTTTGCGCGCTCTCAGCCTTTCGCTTTACCTCGTTCAAGGCGCGATGTTCGCAGTGAACCTGGCGATTCGTGCTGTTTCGATTTCAGTCATGCTGCTGGCGAATCCTTGGGTTGCGCTGATTGCTGTGGTGACGGGCGTGGTCCTGCTGGTAAACCGCTACCTGGCCGGCTG